GGTTGTCTCGACTGACTCGGTCACCACGCAACGCGGGATCACAAGGCGGTAATCCTTGTCGCCGTCGGACCAGACTGCGACGAGCGCGCGCTCGTAAAGTTCGTCGGCCGCAGCGGGCGGGGTGTAGGTGTAGATGCCGCCGGACTCGGTGACTTCACCACCGCCGAAGGCGAACACGACCGCAGCCTCTGACCACTCGCGAACCGTGAACGAGAGATCGAAGGACCGGGCGGTGACGACCTTGCGGACCGGCAGCAGCGACTGGAACGCCGCGATGTCGGTGATGTCGGCGCCGGACGAGAGGGAGATCCCGTCCTCGGAAAGGTAGCCGAGATCGACGAACGACGCGTTCAACGCGCCGGCGATGTTGGTCGGCAGTGTCGTTCCGACGGGTGCGATGTGAACGCTACCGCCAGATCCGACGACGATGTTTTCGGGATTTGTTGCCATTCGCTGGTGCTCCTCTTTACGGTTCAGGGTGGACGGTCACGACCACGGTCGCGAGATACCGAGGGGTGTTTGACTCCGGGTCAGGAACCCAGGTCGCCCCGGTCTCTTGATCGACGGCGGTGACTACTCCGCCCTCGACGAGTGCTCCGTCCAGGGACTGTTCCAACGACGCGACCGCGGTCGTCAGAACCTCCCAGGCTTCGTCTTTGCCGGTTCCCCACGCCTCGATCGAGACCCGGGTCCGGTAGAGCCAGGACCGGACGAGAACGGTCCCGCCGATCAGGGTGACACGAACCCGGGGTAGGGTCGCGTTCGCCGGGACCTCCGTCGAGACCCGATTCGCCCCCAAGAGGTCTGTCAGGTCACCGTCGGCGAGCAGGTGCTGGACGACGATCTTTTCTACGTTCGGGATCACCCTTCACCACCTTTTCGCTTTTCCGCGATGACGCGGCCGAACTCTTCGAGGTTCTGCGTGGTCTGCTTGTTGCTTTCGAAGAGGACGATGTATTCGATCCCCGGCTGGTTGCCGACCTTCGCGGCGGCCCGGGTCAGCGTGAACGTCGGGTTCCTCGCGAGCGACCCGAACTCGATCAGGGAACTCTTCCAGTCTTTCGCGGTGACGATTCCGACGGTGCCGTCATAGTCACGCCCGGACGGGTCGCCTTCGAACTTCGCCGAGAGCAGAGGGTTGTCGAACCGGGTGCCGACGGTGCGGCTGCGGTTCGTGCGCAGTTTCTCTTTCACCTGGCGGGCCGATGCGGTGACCACTTCGAGACCAGCCTCGTAGTCACCTTCGTCGAATGCCTCCGACCGGGCGATCCGAGCGGCCTCGTCGCGGACCTCTTTCGCGACTTCGGCGAGACGGTCACGGATCTGCGTCGAACGGGAAAGGGCCTGCCAGAGACGCTTCGCGTCGAGCGTGAGTTCGTGCTTCTCCGCCATTAGACGACCACCCGACGGACCGGCACTTCGAGATGGTGAACGCTGACGGAGTTCTGACGGGGCACCGGCGGGCCGGTCACCTCCCAAGTGTCGCCGTCGATCTCGATCCGATCCAGCGCGGAAAGAACATAAGAACCCTCGGCGAAGAGAGTGCCGACCCGTTCGACGGTGTTGCGGTTCTCGATCGTCTCGGACCCCTGACGTTCATCGAGTCGGCACGGCATCGCGGCATAGATCTCGTCCCACTCTTTCACGACATTCCCGTAGTCGTCGAACCCGTCCTCGGTCTCCCGGGTCACGGTCGCCGTCGAGATGAGCAGCGACCGAAACGTCACGGCCGTCCCCGCTTGAAGGTGTCCAGGACCATCTGCTCGGCGGCCTGGATGACGAGGCCCCCGGACGCCGCATACGTGACCGAGTAGGAACCCATTGTCTCTTGACGCACGGCGAGCGGCGAGTCGTAGAGACGCCCAGCGACCGCGGCGACCACGCCAACGATCGCCGTCGGAATCGTCACCCACCCGTGAGAGTAGACGACCTCCACCGACCGCAGCGTTGAAGGCCACGATCCGCGAAGACTGCGAAGTTCCCCGGTCCGTGACCAGGAGAAGTCCTCACCCTCGACGAGGGCTTCTTCGTCAACGGTGACCGACGAGACCTCTGTGACCGGCCACGCCGGGAGAAGAATCACTCGGGTCCCGGAACCGTCCAGGATCAGTTCGTCGTCCTCGACGAGTTCGACCGGTTGTCCGAGATACGCTTCGACGAATGCCGACGCGGTATCCAACGCGGCGATCGCTGACGCGTCCTCCTCGTCAATCTCACGCCGTAGCAGGGCGCCCAGGTCGTCAGTTGTCGCCAGCATCGGCTTCCCCTTCTTCGATCACCGGCTCCGCCGGCTTTGCTTTCTTCGCGGCTTTCTTCACTGCCGCCGGTGCGACGGCCTTGTGCTCCTGTGGCGTAGCGCCCAGGCCGAACCGTTTCACGTCCTCCGGACGGATCCGGAGAAACACGCCCGGACGAACTTCGATCACCTGCATTTCCATACCGTCGACGAGTGCCCGGAAACGAGAAGACCCCCGGGCAATGCCCGGGGGTCTCTCTGCGGAACCTGTAAAGGTTAGGAACCGGACTCGATGTCGCAGATCACGAACTGCGATGGGTTCACCACGCCGAACGCGGCGCGAGCGGTTCCGGCGACGGCGACGAGACCCTTGACGGCGTAGTCGCTATGCTGCGGGTAGACCGCAACGCTGACCGGGCTGCGCTCCCAGAGGACTGCCTTGCGGAAGTCACCGACGATTGCCTGACCTTGCGGCACGGCTGCGTCGACCACGCGAGGGAGACCCCAGAGGGTAGGAGTCGCTGCGCTCACCGGACCGCCGAAGATGTAATCCCCGCCGGTGTTGATGAGGAGGTCGATCATTTCGTCGTCCTCTGGGTTGAGCAAGACCGCGTTCGCGCGACCGTTTCCGGTGTGGCGAACCTTGCGGATCGCCTTGCGGATGGTGGTCACCGCGTCGGTGTCGAACGCCTGCGACTGCGTGCCGCTGACGTTCAAGATGCCTTCCATGTTCTCCCCGGTGCCGTCACCGTTGATGATCTGATCGGCGACTTCGTCGAGGATGCTCGAACGGATGAAGGCGTCGACGAGACTCTGCAACTGCTGGACGTCGTTGAGGGCGCGAACCGATGCCGGGATGAAGGTGCGAACGTCACGCACGGCGGCGGTAAGTTTCGCGAACTTCATTGTCGACTCGTCGGACGCGATGCCTTCGGCTTTCGGCGCAGCGGAGTTCACCGACTGGCCTGCGGCGTAGTTGAGCACCCGAGCGAACTCGACCAGGTCGGACCCGGTGCGGGCCATCGTGATCAAGTTGAGGACGTTCAACTCGCGAGCGTAAGCAGCCTCGACCGGTGCGTAGCGGTCGTTGACCACCAGGGCGCCGGCGTAGTCGTCAGACGCGCCGGTGATCGTGGCCTTCATACCGCCAACGAGGACGGAAGGCGAGTTCGGCATTGACTTCACGTCAGCGGTGCCGTTCACGGTTGCGGCGTCGAGCCAGGACTTGAATGCGCCGTCCTGGACGAAACGCTCGCCAGCGGTGCGGCCCTTCGCAGGTGCCGAGGTCTCCGGCTTGACGTTGCCGAGTTCGGCGCCGAGCGCCTCCACTGCGGACGCGAGTTCGCGGTCGGCCTTCACTGCCTTCGCACCGGCGATCGCGGACTCGACGGTCTCACGCTCTTCGGAGGTCAATGCGCGGCCTTCGCTTGCTGCGGTTGCGGCGATGTTCTTCGCCTCTTCGATCAGGTTCTTCATGGGGTTTTCCTTTCGGGGGTTTGGGATTTCGGGTTGGTTGGTTTGCTACTCGTCGATCTCTTCGAGTTCGATCAGTAGCGCGGCGACCTCGCCCGGCAGCCCCCGCTCCTCATCCTTGACCTCTGCGGGTTCCTCGGACTTGGCTGGTTCGCCTACGGTGTCTATCGTTGCGAGCACCTCGCCGAGGAGATCCTTCGCGGTGCGGAGTTTCTCTTCGTTCTTTGTCGAAAGTGCTCGTCCGACCTTGTGAAGAGTGCGCCCGGGTTGGGACTTCACAACGGTCACGGCCTTCTCTTCGCTGACGGTCAGTTCAGAGAACCGGAAACCCTGGAAGTCTTCGGTCGGGAGGTATTCGCCGGTTTCGTCCTCGTAGACCCGGACCATCGCCAGCGGGTCCTCCGGTGACGCTTCGAGCGAGAGAGGATCCCCTTCGACGCCGAATGTTCCTTCGGTCATTACGTATTCGACCCGGCCGTAGCCTTCCTCGCCCCACGTGACGAAGTCACCTTCGGCGAGTTCACCGGCCTCGGCCTTCGCACGAGCGGCGTCGAGAGAACGGACCCCAACGAGTTGTGTCGCTGGGTTCGCGCCTTTGAGCGTCGGTCCGACTTCGAGAACGTGCAGTTCGGTCAACTCGGTCACGCCGTCTTTTCCTTCGGCGGAGTTGATCACATCGTAGGCGAACGAGAACTCCGAGACGACGCCGGACGCGAGAAGGGTCCGGATGTGCTGCGCGGTCGGAGTGTCGAAGAGTTCCGCCCGGACGAGAAGACCTTCCGGCGTTTCCTTCGCGTCACGCACGACGCCGATGTAGGCGTTCGGGTCCGACCACTGGTGCGACCAGACGAACGGGATCGAACGCCCGGCGTTCTTGATCGCGGCGAGGGACTTCTCGAACGCACCTGGCATTACCCGGTCGCCGACGAGGTCGACGTTGCCGAAGACGGAAACGAGGGCCTCGACTTCGCCGTTCGGGGCGTTCTTGCTGGCGGCCTTGACCTGGAAGGTTGCCGCGGCGGACTTCTGCTGCATACTCACCCGTGGACGAGTGCCCGACCTCTCGGCCTTCTCACCTTCGGACGCTTCGACGGCTTCGAGGATGTTCTCTGCCCACGTGCGCGCCGGATCGCCGCCCCAGAGTGCCCAGGCAATCCGACCGGCGGACGGATACCCTTCCTCGTCGCGATTCCATCCCTGGCCTTGCTTGTCGACCTCGTGCCGGGCGAAGTAGGACGCCATCCGCTGGATCGTGTCGATCGAGAGGTTGCGACCGTTCACGATGTCCCGGGCACGCGCGACGCCGACCTCGGTTCCTCCGCGGTTGTATTCGCGACGCCAGTCGAGACCACGTTGCGCCTCTTCCCGGGCGGCTTCCGGCGCGACTCGGTCTTCCGGGATCGCCTTCGCGTTTCGCTCGCCGCCGGGTTCAATCTCCTCGGCGAGACTGACCGCGACCATCTGATCGATCGCTTCGCGGCGTGTTCTGTGGCAGCCGATGACCTCGCCGTCGTCTTTCTCTACCGCCCATCCGTCGCAGTCAGGGTTCTCGTTCGAGATGAAGTAAGGCACGTCAGACGCCCCAGTCGACGAGGCATTGGCAGTTCGCCTTCTCGGATGCGTCGAGGACTGGATCACCGGGGAAGGCTGCACCGTTCGAGAAAGTTTCGCTGCGAGGGACGGTTTCGCCGTCGAGCGTTGCGTGTGCGCTGCGCGGGTTCCCGGACGTCACGACCCAGGTCTTCTCGGCGATGTCAGCAGCGGCGGCGGCCTCTGACCGGGCGAACTCACCGATCGCAGTAGCGACCGACGCCGCCATCGTCAACGCAGTCCCGGCCGAGATCTCGTCGAAGAGACCGTCGATGTCCTCGATGTCACCCTCTTCGAGGGCGCGGGCGAGACGCTCCGCGGTCGACGCGTTGAACGCTTCGGCGGTCCCGTCAGCGAACGCGTCCAGGTAGTCGGCGGCGTTGTCGGGATCCCACTCGCCGACGGTGTTCGCCATCCGGCGGGCAAGTTTGCGGACCGGCGGGCGCAGATCGCGGGCGAGTTCAGTCGTGAATCGTTCCACGTTGTAGACCTCTTCGACGGTAGCCTTGACGCCGGTCTTCGACTTCGCGCCGAGTTTCGCGATCACGGATCGGCGCTGACGTTCCAGGGCGTCGACCAGAGACGCGGCGAACTCGTCAGCAGCAGCGCGACGTTCCCGGAGGATGCGCTGACGGCGTAGGGCCTTCGCCTGGTCAGGGACCGCTGCTGCGGCCTCGATGCTTTTCGCCTGCGGTTCTTCGGAGAGGGCACCGCCGACGACGCGATCGTCAGAGACGGAGTCCTGCGGGGATGCTTGACCGCCGATGAGAACGTTGAGCGGTGTGACGAGTTCGTCGCCACCTTCGATCGGTGAAAGGTTGAGACGGGCACGCGCTTCGTTCCGGGTCAGATACGGCGCGCCGACCGACGCTTGCAGGACGGCGGCCTGCTCGGTGAACGACCCGGCGAGTTTCGCGGCGAGGTTGAACTCCAAGTAGACGCCGTCAGGAAGGTCGGCGAACTCTGGCAGGAGTTGCGCTTCGAGTTCCTCCTGGATGCGGGTCAGCCAGGGCGCGAGGCAGTCGGCGTAGAGTTGCCGGTGCTGTTCGGTGAGCGACGCGTAGTTGGTCGCGCCGAGACCGAGCAGTCCGACCGGGATCCCGTAAGCGGTCGCGACGACCTCCCGGGAAAGTTGGAACGCTTCGAGGTATTGCGAGTCGCGAGCCGAGTAGGAGACCGGACGGTAGGTCATACCCTCTTCGAGAACGAGCGTGCGACCGGACGCGGCGGCGCCGGTGTAGGACGCTTCGAAGTCAGCACGGAAACGTGACCGGGCCTCCGGTGACCAGTTCGGCGCGGCGGCCGGACGTTCGATCACGCCACCCATTCGGGCGGAGTTCTCCCAGAACTTTTCGCGATAGCGGCCGGCGGCGTCCTGCTCGGCGAGAAGACGACGCAGCGTCTCGATCGGTGAGAGACCGCGACGAGGATCCGATGGGTTGTAGCCGTGAATGTCGATAACCTGGTCACGGGTGAAGTCCACGGTCCCGTGCGTGCCGCGGACGCGGTAGCCATCCGGGATGAGCCAGTTCTCGCCGAGCAGTTCGATCGACCCGGGCGGGATGCGCACCAGGGCGAGACGTCCGTCCTCGCCGCGAACCTTGACGAAGTAGGCGGAGTCGAAGATCGCGAGGTCCTTGACCAGGGCGTCGAGCCAGCGGGACCGGGTGACGGTCTTGTCGGGACGTTCGAGGGTGTCGGTGAGCGGGACGCCGGTGACACGCTGACGTTCCAGATCGGAGATCCGGACGAAGGCGTGCAGGGGCAGTTGGCTCACGTTGCGGGCGAGGAAGTCGACCGCGGATCGGAGTTCCGGTTGCGTGCGGTAGATGTCCTCGTAGTCCTGCCGGGTGTTCTCATAGAACGCGATCGACGCTTCTACAAGACCGAGGGGCGAACGGGAGACGGAGACGAGACCGTTCGAAGATTGGACGACGCTCACTACGCGACCACCTGGACGAACTCGACGCGTTCGCGTTCGATGACGACAGAACCGTCGACCGGGATCACGTCACGGCCGTCGATCAACTCGGCGTCTTTGAGGACGAGCAGTGGACCGCGAACCTCGAAGAGGATGCCACGGAACGACCTGCCGGTAGAAAGGGCGACGATTACCCTCCGATGCAGGGCGACGTTTCTGTATGCGCGCATGCGGTTCCCTTCCTCTTCATTAGTCCAGCCTCGCCCACGCGGTAATGGTCGAGTCACTCATTGCCGATTCGAGATACGTTGACGAGATGTCAGTTTGACCGGCGATCGAGCGGCAGAGTTTCGGCGACTTGGCGTTCAGGAACGACGCGTAGCCGGCGGCGGATGTCGGGGTCGCCGGGCCGAGCAAGGTCTCCGGGGTAGTTCCGATTTGGAGGATGCCGACGTAGTAAGTCGTGTCGGCGGAGAGTGCGTAGGACCCGGTGAAGTTGCAGGGGATCAGCGAGGTGTTGACGTTGAACTGCGCTTTCACGTCGGCCGTGACTGCGACTCTGGTGTAGGTTGTGCCGTCGAAAGTGAAGAGGGCGAGTTTGACCAGGGTGAGACTGGACCCGGTCGCCACTCCGAAGACTGTGATCTGATCTGCCGTGACCGGCTCGTTTGGTGTGAGCGCGGTCAGGTAAAGAACGCCGCTGGTATGGGTTCGAGCAGCACCACCGGCGGCCGTGATACGGTCGAAGGTCTCGGCACTTCCCGAGGAGAAGTTCTGCTCGGTCGAGTAGAGGGTCGGGCCGTTGGCCGCCGCCGCTTCGTTTTCCCAGAGACCGCTCGTCGAGTTGTAAGTCAGCACCTGACCGTCAGCGAGGGCGCCCTCGTCGATCGACACGTCGTGCAGTTCGTCGAGTTCGTAGCCGTTCTGCGTCGCGACGTAGACGATGCCGTTGTTCGTTGCGCGAACGACGACGCCGACGAAGACGAGATGCTCCGGGGATGTCGGCTTCGTTTTCGTGAACCCGCCGTTCTCACCCAACCAGAGAATGTCGCCGGCGGTGTAGCCGACCGAGAGGTTGATCCCGTCGACGTAGCCTCGCGTGACGACGGTGCCGTTCGCCCCGGATGCTATCGAAGTGGCGACGAGACCGACGGTCTTCGACGACGTTGCGTCGCTGTCGTTGTCGGCACGTTTGACCGTCGCGTGATCGCCAGTCGCGCCGAAGAGGTAAACGACCTCGCCGACGTTCAGCGTCGTCGCTTCGGCGTTGCGGACCCAGGAGACGAGACTCGAATGCTTGTTCACCCATTCGGTTCCGTTGTATTCCAACGTGTCGAACTCGACCGGGTTCGTCAGGTTGACATCGGTGAGTTCTTCGAGTTCGTCAGGACCAGGCGCAGCGTTGAAGATACTGTCGGGGCTCACGGCACCACCAGGACCCGAACCGATGCGGACTCCGCTGACGCGCAGATCGCGTAAAGTTCCGCCCCGTGACGAACCGAGATCGAACGTGACGAGTTCAACGGGAGAGGGATCCCGGTCGAGGTTGTCACGCCGGACGCGCCCAGGTAGCAGGTGTTCGGTCCGGTGTTGAAGAGTTCGTAGGTGATCCGACCGTCCTCGTGAGCGCCGACGGCGGTCGTCGCGTCATTGATGACGGCGGTCGCGGTGCTCCCCACGGAAACGGCGCTGGTGCTCGGGTTGACGCTCATAGAATCTCGATCCCTCTTTCCTCGTAAACGCTCCGACCGGTGTTTGCCGTTCCCGCAAGCATCGAAGAGTGCAGCGCCATGATCAGGGCGATCAGCCCGTCGATCCGGGCGCTGCTTTTCGACTTGTCGGGTTTGACGTTGCCGGCCGGGTCAGTCTGGACGAGTGCCGCCTCCACGTGACTTTTCAGGACCGGGTTTCCGCCGTGGCGGAGTTTGTCACCGAGGACGAGACGTTCGAGTTCCTTCGTCGGTGCGGAAAGGGTCGCGAACCCCTGACGGATCGGGACGCAGGTCAGTCCGGCCTGCATAAGTTCCGTGATCAGACCGGTCGCGTTCCACGGGTCGTAGCCGAGGACGAACCCGCCGAACTCGTCGGCGAGGTCGAGGATCTGGTTTCGGATCGCGCCGTAGTCGATGATGTTGCCCGGCGTGAGTTGCAGGAGACCGCGAGACGCCCAGTCGCGATACGGGACCCGGTCCCGGGATTCACGGTCGGCGATCTCGGCCTCCGGCAGCCAGAAGAACGGGCGCACGTCGAAAGTGTCGTCGTCGTTCGCGGTGAGCAGCACCAGGGCGGAGACGTCCGTCGTCGAGGAAAGGTCGAGACCGGCGAAGACGCGCGCCCCGGGCACGTGCTCGCGGACCTGGTCTCCGTTGCGGTCCCACGCCGCCGGGTCGATCCACCGGGAGACCTCACTCGTCCAGACGTTCAGGTGCAGTTGTCGGAACGTCGTCTGGCGGGCCGGGGAGACCGTCGCCCGGGTGACCTCTTCTCGCAGGTAGTCTTCGGAGATCGTCGCGCCGATCGACGGGTTCGCTTTTCGCCAGACCTCCGGGTCCTGCCAGTCGTCTTCCGGTTCGGCGCCGTAGATCACGCCGAGGAAGTAAGGGTCGACGACGTCACCGGACGCGACGCGTTCGGCGTAGGTGTGCTGCTCCCAGGCGATCGAGTGCGGGTCGTAAACGCCGGCGGTCGTGATCCCGATCACCAGGGGCTGCGCCCGGGCGCCGGTCGACGTTGCGAGAACGTCCCAGAGTTCCCGGTCGCGGTGCGCGTGGACCTCGTCGATGATCGCGATGTGGCAGTTGAGACCGTGCTGACCTGCGGCGTCCGCGGAGACGGCGCGCAGGATGCCGCCGGAACCCGGGTGCTCGATGTAGGACCGGACCGCCCGGCACCGTTTCGAAAGGGGCGGCGACGCGTTCACCATCTTCCGGCAGAGTTCGAAACACAATCGAGCCTGGTTTCGGTCGCGGGCACCGATGATCACCTGCGGCGCCGCTTCGCCGTCAGCGGCGAGACCGTAGAGGGCGATCCCGGCGGCGAGTGTCGTCTTCGCGTTCTTGCGGCCGACCTCGATCCATGCGGTCCTGTAGAGACGCGATCCGTCGGCGCGCTTATAGCCGAAGAGGGGACGGACGATCTCGAACTCCATCCAGGGGAGAAGTTGCCACGGTTCCCCGGCACCCTTGCCCTCGACGAGGTTCAGCAGGGAGAAGAACCGGACGGCCTTCTCTGCGGCCTCTTCGTCGAAGTAGGCACCGTCGGGAAGATTGAGGCCAGCGGTCGAGACTTTGGGTTTAGTCCAGAATGTCGTCACCGGCATCGGCGGCGGCCTCCTCGACCGAGAGACGCGAACGCGACGACGGGGTCAGCCCGAGTTCCGAGGCGAACTGTCGGATCAACTGCGCCGAGTCTCGCTGGATCCGGACCGCCGGGTTGGTCACCATCCCATCGCGGCGACCCTCTACCAAGAGGCCGTGCTCCTCGACGAGGCGGGTTGCCTTTTGGTAGTTCACGACCGCGTGCGAGTAGGCGACGATGATGTCCGCGTCAGCGGAGAAGAGAAGACCCATCGCGTCGAGTTGCTTCGCGACCCGCTTCCAGACCACCTTCGCTTCCGGGTTCAGCCAGTCCGGGCAGCGCGGTTTCTGTTTCTTCGGTTTCGGTTCGGCGACGTTGATTCGGTCCTTGCGATCGCCGCGTAGAACGCGAAGGTGCGTAGGGGTCGGTTTCGGGCCGGGGCGGGTCATACCCTCGACGAGTGCCCGGGGGGTGACATTTTCCGCCGAACCTGTCGGCATGCATGCGGAGTTCCGGGCGCGGTGTTCCGGCTCGATCTCCGCGTTTTCGCGACGCCCCTACCCCTCTTTCGAGTGCGTTTCGGTTTGTTTCGCGTTCTCTGTGCCTTCGTTGGTGTCCTTCTGACGTCGGCGTCCGAGCGTGTCCTCCCAGGTGCGCCGGTCGTGGCAACGCTTGCAGAGTGGCCGCAGGTTGGCCGGGTCGTGCGTCCCTCCGTCTTTGAGTGGTTGGATGTGGTCGACGACGGTCGCCTTCTCTCCGCAGAACCGGCAGAGAGGTTCGAGTTGCAGGACCTTGCGTCGGATCGCTCGCCACTGTGGGGAGTTGTAGTCGCGCCACGTCTCACGTTCTTTGCGTGCCTTCTCGATCTCGGCGGCGTGGCGTGGGCATCTCCCCCGGGGGGTGAGTTCTCCGCAGCCAGGCGTCAGGCAGTAGCGTTCAGGTTTCCACGGCATACGTGGACGGGTGCTCGGTCTGTGGCTTACCTTCCCCGGGGTCACCTGCAAGGCGGGGGTCGTTTTCACTTTCCTCCTTCCGCCCTCCTTAGAGGGAGGGGCGGGAAGGAAAGTGAAGAACTCCTCGCCCGCCCTTGCCAGGCTTGACCTTTTGGCCGCGTGCTGGGGGCGCGCAGTGTCCTTCACTTTCCGGGTGTTCGGGCAAGTGAAACGGGGTGCGTGCCGGGGGCGCTCACTTTCCGAGCCGGGGGCACGCAGGTCAGCGTCCGAAGAGTCCGCCGCACCAGCGGCCGACGGCGATCCAGAACCAGATCACGCCGCCGATGAAGATCCAGAACCCGAGACCGACTTCGTCGTTGTCGTCGTCGCTGGACGTGCTCGGTGCCCAATAGATCCCGGAGACGTCGGAGTCGCTTCCGGTTCCTCCACCGCCGCCCCAACTCGGGGTGCCGTCGTCGATACCGCCGTGCCACGAGCACGTGCCCGGGCCGCTCGACGTTGAGAACGATCCGTCGCGGCATTGGACCGCTGACACGGGTGTCGGGGCGAGAGTTAGGAACGCCGCGAAGAGGAACGCGAAGAGGGCGAGAGTTCGTTTCATCCTCCGCACGCAACCTTTCGTTCACGCAGCGCCGCAGCGAGGGCGTCGACGGAGTCGTCGTAGGACGCGAACCCGGCGGCTTCGTCTCGTTCAGTTGCGACCCAGCGGCGGAACGCGTTGACCGCTCCTCGGACGTTGTCGCTCGGCATCTGGTCGCCCCAGGTGGTGACGTTGCGTTCGAACGCTTCGGTCGCATTGTAGCCAGCTTCGAAGTCGGGGATGATCCCGTCGAGCATTCGGCACGCCGCGGCGTCTGCCGGGGTGAGGTTGAGTTCCGGGGCCGGTGCGCTGCACGCAGCAACGGTCAGGGTTGCGAGGATCGCGATCGCGGTCCGGGTTCGCTTCATTGTGGTTTCTCCTGCCGGAGGGGGTCGGATCTCCGGCGGGTTCCACTGTGCGCGCCCGGGGCACGCAGGCCACCGGGTTAGAGTTGTGCGATCACCACGTCCGCGGAGAGGGCCGTAGCAGCCCCCAGGTGCGGATAAACGCGGCCGATGGTGTCTCGACGCCGATCTGCCCATTCGTCGCGTGTGAGGGCCTCCTGGATGGCTCTCGTGAGGTCTCCGGGTTCGTCGACCTGGATTCCCGGGATGTCCTGCCAGAACCTGAGACCGTGTTCGACGTCGCGCCGGTAGTCCGGCGAGTTGAGAACGATCACCGGCCGATCGAGCGCCGCGAACTCGTAGATCGTCGACGAGGTGTCGCAGACGTAGACGGACGCCCGGGCGACGACCTCGGCGAACGTTTCCGCGATCTCCCAGCCGAGACCGAGGTAGGTGCCGCGGACCATTGACCAGGCGCGCGGGTGAGCGTGGCCGAGCGGCGTCCAGTCCCCGGCGAGGTCTTTGAGGTGTCGCCGGTAGTGCGGGAACGCCGACCGGGTTTCCGGTGCGACACGGCAGTCCCAGTGCCAGGAGAACGCGACGACGGGCGGGCCGACCGGTTTCGGTTGTTGCAGGTAGCGGTCGAGGACCGGCGAGCCGACGACGATCGACGGGACGTCCGGGTAGGCGGCGCGGTTCGCTGCGGCGACCCGTTCGTTCACGCAGGCGAACGCGACGACGCGATCACGGCCGGGACCTCCGGCGTAGGAGTGGTTGCGGGTTTGATAGGTGAAACCGGCGCCGTGCTCGAAGAACACGACCGGCCCGGTCGAGTCCTGGTAGTCTTTCCACGATGCGACGACGGTGAGCGCGGCCGGGCGGACGAGGTTTCGTTCGGTGACTTCGACGGTGATCCCGCGTTGACTCACTTCCAAGGCGACCGGGTATAGGTGGTCGCGGTAGTGCGGTTCGGACGCGATGAACCGGATCACGTGAGCAGTGCGGCGAGACGCTTTTCGAGACGGTCGATCGTCGGGTCCGGGTCAAGTTCTGCGGACCGGGCCTGCGCTGCGGCGGACTTCTCGGCGTAGATGTCATGGTTGTCGAACCTGCGGATCGCTTCGACCCATCCGGCGACGTCGAGACGGTCGACGAAGGTGCCGGACGCGGCGAGACTTTCGAGCAGTCCAGGCGTCGGGTGTGCGATCGTCGGAATGCCGGATGCGGCCGCTTCGATCCCGACACGTCCCCAGGATTCGTAGGCCGAAGGCATTAGTAGGATGCGGGTGCGGACGTAGACGTCGCGAATGTTCGGGGTGTGTTCGACGAGTTCGACGTTGCCGGGGATGACGTCCGGGATGACTTGTTCGCCGTAGCCGCCGATCACGCCGACGAACCGGCGTTCCGGGAGAATGCGGGCGAGTTGCCAGAACGTCCAGGCGCCTTTCGATTCGTTGAGGTTGATCAGAGTGATCGCGTCGCCGGGTGTCGTGCGGTAGCGTGCAGCGTCGACCGGCGGCGGAACGACGATCGTCTCGCCGGGCCAACGGATCGCCTTCTCGATCCATTTCGAGTTCGCGACGACGAGCGAAGACTCCCGGGGCCGGACGCGGTGGTAGCGGAGTTGCTGGTCGTTGTGGATCAGGTGGACGAGGTGTTTTCGGCCGGCGTTCGCACGGATGACCGCCCGGGTCCGGTCGAGGTGTGTGATCACGATGTCGGCGTCGTCGATTAGGGCGTTCGGGTCGGCGGTCTTCTCTGTGTGGACCTTGATCCCTTCCCAGTCGGAGATGCTGGACCGGTCGAGGTAGACGGCGCAGTCGTGGCCGCGTGCGGCGAGTTTGACGAGGATTTCGTGCAGCATCATTTCCGCCCCGGCGCAGTGGTCGGGCGGATAGAGGTGGACCCAGGCGAGGATTTTCATCGGGTCACCGGCCGGAGTCGGACGATGATCGCGCCGTAGCATTCCTCGTAATGGTCGAGACGACCGGTCTGTTCGAAGTCTCGTCGCGTCCAGTGTGAGAGGTGTCGTTCGGTCGGCGGGAGATCCGGGTCGGTGTGGAAGTGAACGACCGGGGTCGCGATCACCATCCAGGAGTTAGCGGCCCGGTTGAGAAACTCGAACGCGTCCTCTTTTTCGAAGTGTTCGATCACGTCGCCCATAACGATCAGGTCATAGGTCAGCAGGTCGGCAGCGGTGAACGTGAGCGCATCCCGGGTGTAAAGGTGGTCGTAGATGCCGCGAAGACGGTGCGCTTCGACGTAAGGCTCCCACGCTTCGACGCCGTGAACGACCGGGGTCGGGTCGAGGTATTCGCGGAGGAGGACGCCATGTTTGCCGTAGCCGGCGCCGACGTCGAGGATCCGTTGCGGGTTGGGTTGGATCGTCCCGGCGAGGGTGACGGTCCGTTCAGCGACGAGGAGAACTCCGGAAGGCATACCGTCACGAGTGCTTTCTCTGTGCGTTGCGAACCCGGCCGGAGATGATCGGCAGGTAGTCGGCAGTGAGTTCGCAGCCGACCCAGGTGAACCCTTCCTCGATCGCGGCGACGGCGGTCGTGCCGGAACCGAGGAACGGGTCAAGGACGACGCCGCCCGGCGGGGTGACGAGACGGACGAGGTAGCGGATCAGCGCGACCGGCTTGACGGTCGGGTGGTTGTTGCCGTTCGGCCGTCCGTCACTGTCGCCGTGTTTTGCGCTGTCTGGTGTCGGCTTGTTGGCTTTCCAGGATTTTGCGGGCAGGTGCTCGGTTCCCGCGTTGCGTTCGCTGCGTGACGGCTTGGGGCAGTAGAAGAACCTGGCGGTCTCTCCGAGTTCCGTTCCGGCGGTTTCGTCGAAGATCACGTTCGCAGGCCAGCGACCGACCGCGCTTCCAATGACCTCAGTTTTTGTCAATGGAGCCATGAGACTATTGCTTCTTCCTATGATTTCGCCTGTGGACTTTGTGACTGGCATAACCTCTTCACCAACGCGACACGCGTCGACGTTGATCGCGCCGGTGCCGTGCGCGAGGACGTTCGAGGCTACTGTCCCGTCGAGAGGTTTGCGGGCGACGACGATCGGCTCGTGCGCCGGTTTGAGCGCGGTTCCCCAGCCTTGCCAGCGCTTCACGGCGTCGGTGGCAGGGGCGGTGATGTCGAGGTCAATGCCTACCTGTTTCACCCCAGTTGCTTTGCCGGGCATGTCGGTCCGACCAGTAGAAGGGTCAGCTGTAGTTCCTCGCTTAGTTCCGATAACTTCACGCTCGGCTCCGGCCGCCTTGTCGATCGCTTTGCTGACATCGAGGGACTTCGGGAACCCCGAACCGTAGATCCAGTGGACGCTGTCACGGATCTCGAACCCGGCATCCTCGATCGCGACCGCCATCCGGTGATACGTTCGTGTTCCACCGAACGCGAGAAGATGCCCACCCGGTTTCAAGACTCGCAGGCACTCGCGCCAGAGATCGACGTTGTAGGCGATCCCGGACGCGTCCCAGGCCTTCCCCATAAACCCGAGTTCGTAGGGCGGGTCGGTCACGATCGAGTCGACCGTCCCGTCGCCGAGTTCTTTCAGCCGGTCAAGACACGACCCGACGAGGATCTTCCCGGTCGCGTATTTCCTGGTTTTTGCGCCTTTCGCCATTGCGTAAAGAGTGACCGTGACCGGGGACCCTTGACGGTTCCCGGAACCCAGGACGATCGGAAGGCATGAACCCATCTACCCGTGTCGCCGCAGCCAAGCAGCGCGAGATCGAGGCGCGACGCCTCGCCGACGCTGCATCCGCCGACTATCGCCGCGAAGTCGCGGAGGCAGTCGCCGAATGGAAGGCGTCCGGGCATTCGCTGCGCCGGTGTGCCGAGAAACTCGGAATCACCGAAGGCGCCCTCCGGGACCTTCTCCGCCCGGAGGGTGCGACGCGGCGTCGAGCTCGCCGATCCGCGTCCCCGGGTGCTGGCACTCCTCCCAACGATGGCGAGCAGGGACCCGGAACTTCGACGTATCCAGCGTGAACGTCAACGATTCGAGGCCCTCTGCGGGATCGCCGGTAGCGACCTTCCGATCTGTGTTTGCTGCGGCGAAGAACGTGTGTGGTCCCTCACCTTCGACCACCGTCACGGCGGCGGGACGCAGCACCGGGCCGAGAACGGTGGATCTCCAACGGTTCGGATCGTCCGCTCACTTCACAAGACGAACGGCGTCTGGCCGACGGACCTCTTTCAGATCCTCTGCGCGACTTGTAATCACGGTCGTCGCGTTTCTCGCGACGGTCGTTGTCCTCACGAGACGGAACGGGAGGAGGTGAAGATGGAACCCACCGAAACGAAGGCAGTGCTCGGCACGGTCGTCCGCGTTTTTCTCGCGGCCGTCCTCGCCCAGTTCATCGCCGGCGGCGCGGACGTGTTCGCCGTTGACGGCGACGGTCTGCGAACGATCGTGTCGGCCGGTGTCGCTGCGGTCGCGTTGGCTGCGGCGAACTGGTTGAACCCGAGCGATCACCGCTACGGCGTGAAACACTGACGCGAAAGTATCCCAGAAACGGATCGACCCCCGGGCAGTGCCCGGGGGTCTCGCGCTTTCAGCAGCGAACACGCCGGCACGCTCGACCCAGCGTGCCAGGGTCGTGGATCACGCCGGGGACGGGTGCTCGGACTGATAGTTCCGCCGAGAGTCACTCCGTCTTCGTTTGCGCGTCGGTTGGCATCCCGGCGCGGTCACTTGCGATCGGTAGAAGGGGCATCGTCGGATCGGTCGCGATGTCGAGTAGTTCGGCGATCGGACGGGTCCGGTAGAGTTCGAAGAGGGCGGCGATCCCTGGCATCCCGACGAGGGTGTCGCGGTCGATTGTAGGCTTGTCGTTTTCCATCTGCGTCACTGTGTCAGTCACGGTTCAGATCGCATTGACCGGCAGGAAGATCGGGTCCTCGTCCGGGTCGCGTAGTTCGAGGAGAAGGTCTTCGGTCGAGTAGGCAGAGAACTCGGCGAAGAGTTCAGCGAACCCGGTGAGGATGATCGGACGGTCGAGGGGAAGTAGGTCGAGGTTTTTCATACTCCATACTCTGCGCGCCGGGGGCACGCAGCGCAAGGTTGTCGCCCGGGGTTTTTCTCAACTCCTCACCAGACGCGCCAGGAACGCCTGTGCTGGCCGCAGGACCGTTTTGTGACCTGGACCCCATAAACGCCCTCGTCGCGCAGCAGACGCAAAAAGAGAGCGGTTTCTGGGCCGCTGGTGCCCGTTTTCCGCTCTCTTTCGGTCCGTTTTCCGTTCTGTCGGTCTGTTCAGATGCGTCGGACGGTTCCCGATGCGCTTTCGCCGGTCTGTTTCAAGACCCCACGCGGACCGACCCATTCCTCGGCGTAGCCTTCCGGGTAGACGACGGTCGGAAGTTCCGGCGCACGTCGGCAGGTCGAGCAGATCAGACCCCCCGGAACCTCCGGAACGCGGATCGGGTGGTCGAGGGTGCGGGTGCCGCAGAACGGGCAGGACCGGACCCAGACTCGCCGGTCGGTCGCCTTACCGTGCCAGGTGTCGGACCGTTCGAAGATCGGGGCGAGGTGCGCGCCGTTCTTGGCACGTGAACGCTTGCCGCGGACGAGGTCTTCGGCGACGAGTTTCGCGTTGCCGTCGGTGATCTTCGGCAGGACGTCCCGGTAGAAGAGGTTCCAGTCGAGACCGTCGTCCCCGGCGGCCGCGGCCGCTGCGATTGCGCCACGTTGCGTTTCCTGCGAGTCGAGCGCCCAGGAATAGACCCAGCCGTTCTCCGAAGAGTAGGTCGCCCGGACCTGCGACGCGAACGCCGGGTCGATCCCGGCGGGAACCCGGAAGGGTTCGTCGTTCTGTGCCGCTTCGATCATTGCGAAGATGACTGCGCGGGTCTCCGGGATCGGGCAGTCGATCGCCGCGACGCGAAGACCTTGCGACGGAACGATTCCGAGTTTGCGAAACTCGTCGTGGATTGCTCGGGAGACCTTCGCGATGGTGGTGAACCCGAGTTCGGTTCGGATCTCTTCGAGGGTCTGTCCGTCACGGAACCGGCGTTCGAGAACGCCTTCACGCCGGGCGCGGATCTTGTCGGTGCGGCGAGTGTTGAGCACCTTGCAGGTGACCGGGCCGAGCAGCGCCGGACCTTCGTCGGTTGAGACGGAAACGTAGACGGAGATTTCGACGTGCGATCCGCCGTCGACCACGCTCGCGCGTAGGTCGATCAGGTGGTCGCGGAGTGCGAGGTTCAGCGCGGCCGGCGCCTTCGTCTCTGTCCTGGTGAGCAGTGAGAGGGCGGCGAGGATGCCGTTGACCTGGACCTGCGCCTCTTCGGTCAGTCCCGGGACGTCGATTGAGATCGCGGCGGCGGCGAGTTGCGCTTCGAGTTCGCGGATCTCGTGCTCGGCGCGGGCCTTCTCTTTCGTCGCCTCTTTGAGCGCGATGCGGTTCGCCTCGGTCTCGTCTTCGGCGTAGATTTCAGCGGCGAGACCGTAAAGAGTCTGCGCACGCTTGGCGGCCTTGCGGACTGTGGCGAGTTCTGCTTCGACGGTCGCGACGTCGACGGTGCGCTTCCGGGGCTTGCTCGAAAGTTCGCGCTGCCAGTTGATACCGGACGACCCCAGGGCGGTCACGATCGCGTCGGCGAGAGTGCTGTGCAGGGTGGTAGGATCCATTGCGGCGACGACCTCGGCCTCCTCTTTCTTCCAGCCGAGTCGCCGGCCTGTGCGCTTGTCGCGTGTTTTTGCGTGCTCCCGGCGCGCAAGTTGGTAGGGGTCGTGCGAGAACGAGAGAAGACGCCACTCGAACGTTTCGTCGCTCCACGAATCGAACCCGGTGAGTGGTTTGCGCTCGACGTGGCGAGATGCAGCGCGGCCGGTGCCGAGTGTCTTGCGGTTCGAGCCGAGACGCTTCTCGCGGACCTTCGCGATCAACTCTGGTTCGACCCAGCGACCTTCGGGCAGCAGGTGGTGACCGAAGTCGAGTTCGGTCGAGAGGAACTTCACGCGGCCGATCTCACGCCAGGTTTCCTGGACGTCGGTGCGGACGTTCTCCTCCGGTCCCGGGATCCGCTGCTCGTAGAGATAGACGCCGGTCTCGAAGAGGTCGAGGTGACGCCAGAGGTGACGGACGACGAGATCAGGGTTTCGGGCGTCGAGGACGGTCGCCTTCGGGTCGTTGAGAAGTCTGCGAAGAACCTCGGAACCCCACTGGTATTTCGTCGCGAGTTTCTCGGCGATCTGGTATTCGGTCAGGTCGGACGCTCCCCAGTTGAGGAAGTCGCGGACGAGGTCGATCTTCGAAAGGTCGGGGATCACCCGGGCGGACGGTTTGCGTGCTCCCGGCGCGGTCTCTTCGAACTTGTAGCAGCCGAGGGACGGCAGAGTATCCTCGGCTTTCGCCCATTCTCCGTTCATTAGTTTCGCGTGCGCGCCCCGGGTGAGTCGGTCGACGGTGAGGTTGTAGTCGTAGACGGCCTCCTCGACCATCCGGTCGAAGAGTTCCCGGCCGCGTGGGGTGTAGACCTCTGCCGGGATGCGACCGTAGGCGTGGACCGTGGTTCGGGCACGCTCGCACGCATCGCCGAATGTCATCCCGTGCTTCTTCGAACGGACGAGACGGGTGAACGGTCCGGTGATCACGTGCTCGACCGAGTGCCGCTCGACGAGATCGGAGAGGGCGTCGGTGAAGTCGTTCGTCTCGGTCTCGTTCGTCTTCGCCGCCGAGTAGAGGGAGATCACGAAGAGGGTCCGGCCGACCTCGATCACCCAGCCGATCGTCTTGCGGCCTGACTGTCCGCCGGTCAGGGTGCGGGCGTTGTAGCGCGCCCGGAGTTCCTCACCTTCGCGGGTCTTATGTGCGAACGCGATCCCGTGTCCGAGGAACTCCGCGACGTCGTCGTCATCGGCGTAGGGGCGGCACGCGTAGTCCATCAGGTTCTCCAACTCGGAGAGGGCGTTCTCGTCCGACTCGCGCAGGGCGAAGGCGCGCGGGAAGTGCTTCCCGGTTCCGATGCGTGCGGCGAGCCGGCTCGCCCGGCGCTCCGCCTCGCGGTGAGAGGTGGTTTTGCGGTTCTGCGGCAGTGCGGTTCCGGTAGCGGCCTTCGGTGCTTCCCGGGGGTAGAAGTTGCTCTTCATTGTTGTTCTCCTCGCCGGGGGTCGTTATCCGGCAAGGGGAACCGTGCGCGCAGCGGAGAAATCGGCAAGTAGGTAAGTCACGGACCGGGTGCTCCCGTCGCGAGTTCCCGCTATTTTCGCGAACCGTGCGGGTTCCTGGAACCCTTGCCGGGTCAGCGTTTCCGGCGGCCCGTCCCGGCGCAGACGGTGCAGCGGGCATCCTTCACCGTCTCGGCCTCGGCCCGGCAGTCAAGGCAGTCCACGAATGGTCGTCCGACTGACCGGGTGCCATCGGCCTTCGTCCGGAACTCCTGCTGGTGCTTTTCCTGATCGCAGCCCGGGCAGGTCTTCACCCCGTAGGGCGGTTTGCGGAGGTCACGCCGGCAGTCGAGGCAGTGCTCGGTGAACCCGTAGGCGGGATGCGCTGGGTCGGCCGGGACGAAGTTCTCCGGGTCCTTTTTGACGCCGCAGGTCTTGCAGACTTGCGCCTTCGGTTGGCGGCGGGTGTAGGCGCGTTTCGTTTTGGCCTGGTTCTTTTTTGACTCGTTGACCGCTTCGCAGTCCATACAGACCCGGACGCGTTGCCCGGAACGAACCGTCCCGTCGGGCATGCGTTGGATGACCTGCCGGAACTGGTCGCCGGGTCGCAACTCCTCGCAACGGACGCAGGCCTTCTCGACGAGTTTGCGGCCGCCTTCTCGGACCTCTCGAAACTTCACCGCGTCGGTGGTCCGCAGGTCGATCCCCCAGTTTGCGTAGAACGCTTTCATCCGTTCGACGTCGAAGGTGACCTCGGCGAGGTCGGGGTTGATGGTGATCACGTGAGGGTCGGTCACGGTCGGGTCCTTTCGGGTTAGAGCATCCCGCCGAGGTCGTCGGGGTTTGCTGGGTGTGTGAGTTTGGCGAGGGCGGACGCTTCGAGACGTCGGATCGCTTCGCCGGAGGTGCCGAGCATCTTTCCGAGTTCGGCGAGGGTGCGGCCTTCGGCGCCATTGAGACCGAACCGGTGCTCGATCACGAGACGTTCCTGATCGGTCAGCGCCCGCAGCGACCGGCGAACCCGGGCGTGCAGGTCGTCGCGAGTTATCTCATCCTCGATCGGGCGGTCGGTTGACGCGGTCACCTCGGCGAGAGTTGCGGCGTCGTCCTCTTTGGCATACCCGGGCGGCGGGGCGTCCAGGGAAACGTCAGCGAGCGGGAGGTCTTCCAGCCGGCGTTCGCCATTGGTGAGGGTCTCGATCTCCTCGGCGGAGAGACGACGCCCCAGCCGGGCCTCGGTCTCTTTCACGGTCCGGGTGTTCAGCGCCGCGGAGTAGGCGACCTGCGACGGGATCCGGATCGTGCGGGCCGCGTCGACCGCCTTGTTCAGCGCCGTCGTGATCCAGCGCTTCGCCCACTGATACGGACTCATCCCGCCCGGGGCAGGGTTCCAACGCTGCATCGCTTCCGAGAGGGCGAGCACGCCGACGGCGAACGCTTCCTCCTGGTCGAGACGTTTCTCGTAGCCTTTCGTCAGGGAGAGGACGAGACGAAGATGTCGTTCGATGAGTTCGTGCCGTATGCGTTGTTCGGCCTTGTTGTCACAATCGGCGATTGCCTGTGCGAGGTCACGGATGATTCGCGTCTGGTCGTCACTTGTCAACGGTGCGAACCGGTCTTCGGATAGTTGTCGAGAGAGGGGGTTCTCCCCTGTGTGTGCCATACCGAAGATGGTCCGCGAACCGTGGAACCGTCAAGTGTTCGCGCGCTGGGGGCACGCACTTCCCGAGGTCAGAACGGGTTGTCGTCGATGTGCTGGTCCCCATACTCGGCGAGGTAGGTTTTCACGTGACCGAGTAGTTGAGTCTTGCCGTCCTTTTCGACGGTCGCCCAGCCTTTCGTGACGAGGAAGTCGATGGCATCGGTCAAGGTCTGACTCCGCCAGCCGGCCCCGCCTTTCGCCTTCCGGCGTTCGTTGAGGGTGTCGCGGATCTCGGTCTTCGAGAGAGGTTCGCCCGCGTCGGCGAGAAGTTTCGACGCGAGTTCGGCGCAGATGAGGTCCCAGCGTTTCTCGGCCTGGATCTCGGCGGCTTCCTCCGGGGAGAGAAGTTCGAGGGCGGTCGACTCGATCGCACCTTCGGATTTCGGGGTCGAGACGAGCATCGCGACGCAGCGACGGTTCTGTCGGGTGGTCACCTTCACGCGTCCCGGGCGGTCCTTGACGACGTCAATGTCTACCCGGCCGATCGTCCAGGCGCTGCCCGGTTCTCGCACTTGTGAGGTGAGCGCGGTGCCAGAGACCGCTGCGAGTTTCGCACCGGATCCACGAGGCGAACGGGCCGCGAACGACCCTGGTGCCTGTTGCGCGTTTTTGGTGACGTGGTCGACGCAGAGAACGCCGGCGCCGAGTGCGACGAGGGGCCACGCGAACCCGGAGAGCCAGAGGTTGACGTCGCGGGCCTTGTCCTCTTCGAGGGCCGGGATGTGCGAACTCATCGCGGCGGCAACGCCGTCGAGAACGACGAGAGAAACGTTCCGGGACCGGACGACGCGGATGATCTGTGCGCGGGCGGCGGTGTCGAGACCGGTTGTTGCTGCGCGGTAGTAGAAGAGACGACCGGCGGAGTTGCGTTGACCGTTCTCCTCCGGGCCTTCGACCCAGTCGCGAACCGTTCCGATACTGTGACCACGACCGAGCGCGATCGAGACGATACGTTCGGCGCAGGAAGTTCCGTCGGACTCTTCGAAGTCGACGTAGACGGCCGGATTGCCCTCCTCCATTAGTTGAACGCACGCAAGTTTCGCGAGCCAGGACTTCATCGATTCCGGCGGGGCACTGATCCAGTTGAGCCGGTTCTGGTAGAGCAGCGCGGCGCCGTCTTTGCGTCGCAGCAGCGTCGGTTCGAGACGACGGTGCGTGCCGGTCACGATCGCGGAGACGACCCCACCGAGATCCGTCCAGCCTTCGCCGTCGGTGTCGGTGTCGGCGAGAAGTTCTTCAAGTTCACCGGAGGCCTCACCACCGGAGGCGAGTGCGGACGCGACCCGATAGGCTTTCGCCGCCTTCTCACGCTTGCCCGCAAGATCGCGGACGATCAGCATCGCCTCTTTCACTTCGTCGAGACTCTTGACGCCTTTCCCGGCGAGGAACGCGACGGCCTTGTCGCCTCCAACGCTTTGGAGTTCACCCGCAGCACGTAGTTCCTCGACGAGGGCTGGGGCGCCACTTTTCCCGGCGAGCGCGAGACGCGCGGCCGCGGCGTAGATTGTGCCGATACGCGGCTCGTAGAAGTCACCCGGTCCGAGTTTCTCGGCGACCAGGTCGATCGCCTCCGGGTTTGAGATCACGGAACCGATGACGAGTTGCTCGGCTGCGGAGTTCGCGAGGGGTTTCATTTTGTCCTTTCGATAGTGACGGTGCAGGTGTCGTCGGATGCGATGCGGATGATCGGGTCGAGAACGACGACCCATTCGGCGGTGTCGTCAGGGACCAGGGAGGACGCGACGATCGCGTCGCAGATCGTCTTGACGACGGTGCCGGTGTAGTTGTGAGGGTCGCGGCGAGCAGCCCGGGGGAACGTCAACGTCACCTGGACGGAGATCCGGGCCGGGTATTCGATGCCCTCTTCGGTCTGGATGCCACGCAGGGCGAGCAGCGTCTCATCGCGCCACGGTTCGAGACGCCGGCGACGTGCCGCCCAGTGCAGTTTGTTCCCCTCGTTGATCGAGAGGGGTCGGTTCGGTTGTGGAAAGGTGAGCCTGATCACGTCAGCGCCGCTGCCGTTTCGAACGCGTCGAGGATCGCCATCCCGTCCCGGATGAACGTGACTGCGACCTCGTAGTGCTCGAACGAAACGCCGACATCCCGGATCGGATAAACGCAGCCCTCATGGCCGATCAGGGCAATCGCTTCGTCGCCGGTTTGGAACCCGTAGACCGGGATGACGTGCAGACCCTTCCACGCGAAGTAAGCCTCGACGATTCGACGGCGACGCAGCAGGTCGGTCGGCTCATTGTTGCGAGTATCAGCGAGGAACGGGATAAACGACGCTTCGACGTAGAACGGGGCGTCGCTGTTGTAGACGAGCGCCTTTTTCAGTTCCTGGATGCGGCGGGCGAGTTGAACGACCGCCCAGAGGCTACGCACGGTTTGCCTCCTCCGACCAGAGTTCGAATCCGAATACCTCGGCCGGGTGACGACCGATCCGGACGCACCAGGCGTCGGCGAGAAGGATCGGCATCGGTTGGTCGAGGTAGCGGTTCACCGTCGCGGTGTTAGCGCGGACGGTTTCACGGAAACGGGCGAACGGCAGACCGGACGCCTCCAAGATCTGGCGGGCGGTAAGCATCACGACTCGCGGCGGTCGAGGGCGGTCTGCAACTTGTCGATCAGGTCGGCGGCCTGCGTCTTCGAGAGTTCCGTCGCGGACGGCACCCCGTAGAGACGGCCGAGACGATCGCGGTAGGCGCTGTCGTCGAGTGCGAGTTCCTTGCGAAGGATCGCGATCTTTTTGACCTGCGCTTCGGTTGCCTTCGGTGCGTCCGCGGTTGCGATGATCACCGGTTCGCCGTCATCGGGAGACTCCTCGACGGCGCGGCGGATCGCGGACTTCGGACGGGGCGCCGGTGCCGACTGACGGGCTTTCGCGTTCTCGATCTCTTCGAGAGACGCGACGCCGTGCTTGGTGTCAGCGGCGAGTGCTGCGACGATCGCACGACCCCACGCCGACGTCTCCGCGTTCGCGGCCTCACTGTCGCGGGTGAACGGTGTCTTCCCCGGGAAGAGTTCCCAGCAGATGCCGATTCCGGGGCACGGATCGTCGGGGGTGCGATAGGCGGCGGCGACGTATTCGAGGAACGTCTTCTCGCCGATCGTGACGACCTTGATCGGTTCGGTTGGGTTCACCGGGCGCAGCGACCCAGTCGGGTAGAGACGGCGGAACTCTGCGATGCGAGTGGCGACGTCGATGTAGTCTCGGGCGAACCCGTTGTTTTGTGTGTTCATACCCGGGAACCGTCCGGGGTTTGTCAGGGCGTCAAGAGTCTGTCGAAGGGGTCAGCGAGATCCCCATTTCGGCGAGGTTTCTACGTCCGTAGCGGGCAAGACGCCAGGCCATGAACCGGGTGCAGTTGAGTTGCGACGCCACTTCCCTGGTCCCTCCCCCGTCAAGGAGGATGATGTGGACCTTGTCGAGAAGGCGGCCCGCCCAATGGGTCCGCAGATCCAGGAACTCTTCGAAGAAGACCGCCTCGTCCTCGTCGATGCCGAGATACCGACCCGCGATGTCAGGGCGGATCGCGTCGTCGACGAGACCGATAAAGGTTCGCACGACGTTCACCGGGGTTTCGCCGATGTAGTCACCGGTCGCGTTCAAGACTTCGAGCAGGTCGCCAAGAGTGACCGAAGGGTCGACGCCGGCGACTTCGGCGATTGTTAGCAGGTCGAACCGTTCCGGCGGCATTAGCGCGCCGAGTGCTCGCAGGGAGAAACGGACCGCGTCGACGAACCCTTCCGGGTCGAGGTCGCGGTTGGCTTCGAGGTCCTCGATGATAGAGCGCAGACCGGTTTCGGTGATCGGTAGCACCCCGGCGTTTCGTTTCAGGTCGTCAATGTTCACCGGGCGCCTTTCGCCAGTTCATCGCGTTCGTAGGGTCCGAGACCGCCGCGGATTCCGAGACGGATCTTCTCCACCGCGAGACAGTCGGCGAGGCATTCCTCACGGACGGGGCAATCGGCGCAGAGATTGACGGCTTGGCGTCCTTCCGGGCTGGTTCGTTTCGCGAAGAAGACCTCGACCCCATAGTTCCGGCAGGCTGCGCGGCGTCTCCAACTCATACCGGGGAGGAGTGCGGAACCGGGGGGACCGTCAGCCCAGGAGGGCAGCCCACGTGCGCGGGCCGATCACGCCGTCAGCGGCGAGTTTCCGGGACCGCTGGAAGGCACGGACCGCAGCCTCGGTTTTCGGTCCGAAGTCGCCATCCGGGGCGGTCGGGAATCCCTTCGCGGTCAGCGCCTGCTGCGCCAACTTGACGTCGACGCCTTTCGAGCCTCGACGCAGGGTCGGTCGTGTTGGTGCGGCCGGCGGCGGTGCGGGCGGTGTAGAGGGAGATGTCCCGTTGAACGCGGCGACCTCTGCGGGCACCTTGTCCCCGGCGACGTAGCGCCAGTGCCACGGCTCGGATTGCGCTTCGGCGGAGAACCCGAACCGGTGAGCGTTTCCGACGAGCCAGGTGACGAACGCAGTCGAGACGCTTTCGACCTGCGGGTCGCCGTCACGTTCCTCGGCGAAATCGATCGCGACGCCGAGACCGTGGTTCGAGGTGGAGGGCACCGCCGCCATACTCGTTCCCGGTAGTTGGTGCCAGGTCTCGCCGTTCCAGAGTTTCGACGGACGTCCCGGCAGGTATTCCCGGGTGTAGCGCGACCGGAACAGTCTCTCCTGGCCGTCGTAGTCGCGATAGGTGCCGGTCGCCCGAACCTGGAATCCGGCGGCGGTCGCAGCGGCGACGAGGGCGCGCATTGCGGCGGCGGCGCGAGGTGTCATTTTGAAGTTTCCGATCCCGCACGGGACGAGCAGCGACGCGGGGAGTTCGCCGTTCTTGTGGCCTTTGAGTTCGGCCGGGAGGTTCATTTTCTCGACGGGCAGTTTCATTCGCCGTTCTCCTCTTCGATTTGGCGGTGATACGCGCGGTGCTGCGCGAGTTCGTCGCGGACCTGTTGGACCTCGTCGCGGATGTCCTCGACGAGTTCGACGAGACGACGTTCTCCGGGCTTGCGATGGTTGACCGCAGCGTTCACTTCGTCGAGCGGTCGGGCGAGACGCCGGGCCTGCCAGAGTGCAGCGAACGCGGCAAGGGTCGGCGGGACCGCTGCGATGATCGCGACGAGGACTGTATCACTCATCACACGCCCCGCAGCCAGATCTCGGGCATCCAGGACGAGAGATTCGCAAGGTTCGCGAACCCCATCGTCGCAGGAAGTGTCGTCGAGTTGGCACCGAACCCGGTGCCGGTAAGTTCCCACGAAGACGATGCGGGGGAGTCAACGCCGGGCGCACCGGAGAGAACGAGAGTGTCCTTCATCGGTCCGCGGGTGCCGACGGTTCCACGCCAACGAGGGTTCGCTGGGTTTGCCGCGTTCGTTGTGTTGTAGCGCCGAAAGACGATCCAATACCGGCCAGCAGTCAGCGTAATGTTCGGGGAGAGTGTCAGCGTCGCAAGACTCGGCGAGGCATAGGTGCCGTTGCCGTAGTTGAACTCGGCCGTCTCGCAGACTTTGTCCTTCGGTTCGCCGTTCGTCTCGGAGTAGATTCCGATTCGGGCACGGTAGGCGTTCGCGTCACCGGACGAACCGTCGCGAACGTGAAGGATGATCGCGTCAATGACCGATGTTTGCCAGACGGTCATCGGGACGGCGTAGCCGATACCGTGCGAGAAACTGTTCGTGAACGTGTTGTTGTAGTGCTCGGTGCCGTAAAGATACCCACCGGCCATCTTGCCGAGAGAAGTTCCCGCCCCGCTGCTGCCTCCGGTGTAGGAGTAGTCCGAAGGGTTTGTCGCGACGACGCTTTCGCTGGTGAGATCGCCGCGTTCGATGCGGGCGAGCGCCCGGGCGAGACGTCGATCGAGGTCAGCGCGAACGGTGCCGAACTCCGGAACGAAGACCGGCTGACCGGTCGTCCCGACTGTGACGGTGATCGCCCGGAGACGATACGCGACCTGGTCTCCGGTCGTGTCAGCGATCAGAACACGATCGCCAAGTTCGAAGTCAAGATACGGAACGAGGTCGAGCGAGTTCATCGCAACGGTCACCGACCGGGCCGGGTCTTTCATCTGTGCGAGCAGTTGATCCGCGGCCAGATCGACCTGCGTCGTGTCTTCTGTGTTTGTCAGCGAGAGAAACCCCTCCTGACGTCCGTAGGTTGCGATGCTGGTCGCGTCCGTTTTCGTTGTGAAGGTCGCACCGTTCGGACCGTAGCCGACGAGGATCGCGTTCTTGATTGGCGCTTCGGAGACCTCGACGAACTCGCCCAGGTGATACCCGGCGCGCAGCACCATCGGGTTAGTGCCGGTAGTGCGATCGGTGCCACGTTCGTTCGCCAAGTGAAGATCCCATCCCCACGGACCGGTCGCAGTCACCCAGACGTCAGCGGCGAGTTCTCGAACCTGCCCGGCAACGTCGCCGAGACTGTCACCAACCCGCAGGTCAAGAGTGAGGTCTTCGGCGTAGGCATCCCCGTTCGAGTCGAGGGTCGTCGTGAAGTCCAGGCCGAGGGTGTCGATCGCGCCCCGGGTGATCGCCTCACTGACGAGAGTGTCGAAGACCTCGCCGGCGTTCTGTGCGGTGACCGAACGAACCGATCCGGGCGAACCTGCGGCCTCGTAGATGATCGCCTGGTCGAGCAGGGAGTTCCACCCGCGGCCCGTGATAACGTAGACCCGGTTCGTTCCTGCGTTCGCCGCTCCGACCTCTTGCAGTTCGAGTTTCTCGACGAACCCACCGAAGACGTAGTCGTCGGACTGCGTGCCGAGTGAGAACTGGATGTGCCAGCCGATCGCGAGATCGCCGGCATCTTCGACCGGGAGTGCGAAAGAGAAAGACCCGGGGCCGTCAATGTCGTCGACCCAGGAAACGTTCGAGGCGGTGCCGAGGTAGTAGGTGCGCTCGGCTGCGTCCGGTTCGAACGCGGAGACGGCGACGAAGAGATTGTCGCCGGCCATTAGAGCCAGACCGCCTTGTAGGAAACGGTGACGGTGCAGTTCGCGGCGTTGCTCGCGAGAATCACTTCGAGTTCCTGTTCACCCGGAAGGATCGGCAGCCAGAGAGGGGTGCCGCCGTTGAGGACCGATCCGCCGACCGGGGTCGCGCCGTGCGTTGCGGTGAACGTCCCGCAGTTGATCGTCAGCGTCGCCGAGAGTGCGTTCGGATAGTCCAGGTAGACGGCGCCGGCGGTCGGTCCGTGGTCCCGGTTGTAGATGGTGAATGACGCAGCGCCACTTCCGCCACTCGGACCGGTGACGGTGATCGTCGCGTCCTCGACCTGGCCGGTGCCCGGGTTCGTGATCGAAAGAACCTGCGAGGTCGTCGGTGTATTGACTGTGAAGGTGTGCGTCGTGTTTGACGCCGAACGCCAGACGCCCCCGGGAAGGACGAACTCGACGATCACCCGGGCGGTGAACGGTCCGAGACTGCTCACCTGGATCGCCGGAGAGACGTGAACCTCCGCGGTCTTCGTGACGCCGGTGTCGGTGTTCACCCATTCGAGCGTCCGGGTGCCGGTGAGGGTCCGGTAGTTCGGGGCGAGGACGACTTTCAGTTCGTTCAGGTTTGCGATCAGACCGGCGCGCGGGTCGGCGTGAGCGTCTCCGTCGGAATCGTAGAACCCGTTCACGGTCAGCGGGACCGTCACGGTCCGCCCTGTCAGGATTCGGCGGCGAGGGGTCTCACCGGCACGCACCGGCAGGAGGATGTCCGAGCCACGGGTCCCCGGGCCTTGCAGCACGGTCGCGATGTCCTCGGTGTGCCAGGCAGCGGTCGAGAGAGGGATGCCGTCGATTTCGAGATACTCGGCGAAGTTCGCGGTCGGCATTAGTCTCCTCGCAGGTAGGACGCGCGGCGCAGGGCCGCCGGGATCGATACGGAAGGCGCCTCGGGTGCCGGGTTGACGATCGTGATGTCGTAGGAGAGACCGTTGCCGGCGCCAAGATTGCCGAGTTGGTTGTTCGGGATGACTGTCGAGGTGCGGCGTGGGATCACGAGTTCAGGTCCGAGTTCCCCGACGAGATACGGCTGACCGCCGACTGCGGTGCCGCCCGACGCGAGGCCAGGGATGACTGCCTTCGCGATACTGCCGAACCCTCCGAGAATGTCACCCGGGAGGTTCTTGATCCGTTCGACGACCCCGTTGATCAGGTCGCGGATCTTTGTGAAGATACCGACGAAGAAGTCGTAGACGCCCTGGACCCCACCTTTCAACGTTTCCCAGGCCGAGTTGAAGATCTCTTTGATCCGGTTCGCGACGTCGGTGACGGTGTCGCGTATCTGACCGAAGAACCCGGAGACCTTCGAGTAGAGGGTCTGCGCTCCGACGCTGATCAGGTTCCACGCCCCGGTCGCGGCGTCGCGGATGGCGGTGAAGATCCCGCTCGCGATGTCGAAGAGACGTTGGAAGTAGCCGACGACGAGATCGATGACGAGTTGCGCCGCAGCACGAACGCCGTCCCAGACGACCCGGGCGGCCGTGAGGATACCGTTGATGATGGTCTCCCAGATTGCGAGGTGAAGTCGGAAGTAGCCAACGATGAGGTCGATGACGAAACTCACCGCGGCCCGGATAAGTTCCCAGACCGTTTTCGCCGCAGTAAGGATCCCGTCGAGGACTGTTTTCCAGAACGTCAGCACCGCCTGGAAGTAGCCGACGATGACGTCCTTCGCGAACCCGACCGCCGCGACTATTGCGTCCCAGACGACTTTCGCGCCGTCCTTGATCCCTTCCCAGAGGTCAGAGAAGAACGCGGCGATCGTGTCCCAGTTCTTGATGATGAGAACTACCGCAGCGACGGCGGCGACCGCGACGAGGATCCACGGGTTCCCCACGAGTGCGAGTTTCAACGCACCGAACGCCTTCGTGATCGTGCTGATAGCGCTGACCACCTTCGCGCCGATGATCAGCAGGGGCCCGAGGGTCGCGAGAACGCCGCCGACGACGACGATGACCTTCTGCGTCTCCGGTGAAAGGTTCCCGAAGGCCTCCGAAAGTTTTGTGATGATCGGGGTGACTGCTTCGAGTGCCGACGCGATTGCCGGGATGAGTTGCTCCGCGATCGGTAGGAGGGCGAGCCCGGCCTGCTTTTTCAGTTTGGCGAACTTCTCCGGGAAGTCTTCGGTCGCGTCCGCAAGTCCGGCGATGCTGTCCTGCCCGTTGGTGATAGCGTCGAACGTTCCCTCGATGTCGAACTGGCCGCGGCGGATCGCGTCGAGGGCGTCGAGGAAGGTGCGAGCGCCGAAGAGTTCCTTCGCGGCGGCCTGTGCTGCGGCGTTGTCGCCGGCCTTGACGAACCCTTCGATCTCTTTGACGCCGTCCCGGAAGAACGTCGATGCGTCCTTGCCTTCCTTTGCTGCCTTGACGATGCTGACACGCAGACCGGCGAGCACCGTTGAGGTGTTGACGCCGGAGGCTTCGAACTGCGCGAGGAGGGCCGCGGTCTCGTCGAGACCGAACCCGAGTTCCGCGAAGGCCGCAGATTGACTGACGAGTTGCTCGGTGAGTTTGTTGAACTCCACGCCGGACGACTGCGACGCACGGAAGAGTTTGTCAAGGGTCTCCGACGCCTGGTCTGCGGGGATGTTGAACGCGCCGAGGACGCGGGTCACCGCGTCAAGGTTCGCAGCGTTCCCGGTGATCTGTTCGAGATCGACGAGTTGTCCGGCGAGGGTCTGCAACGGTTCCCCGGTCAGGCCGAGACGCGTGTTCAGATCGGCAATGATCTCGCCCGTCCGTTCGAACGACGCCGTCCCTGTTGACGCGACCGCTTCGAAGTCTTTGCCGAGTTGTTCGAGTTCAGCACCAGTCGCGCCGGTCTTGACTCGGATCGTGTCGAGCGCCCCGTCGACCTCCATACCGGCAGTCAGCGCCGCACCACCGACCGCAAGAATCGGCGCAGTCAGTCCGACGGAGAGACCCTTCCCGGCCTTCGTCATCCCTCCCGAGATCTTGTCCGAAAGACTCTGCCCGACCTTTTCCGCGGCCGGGCCGACCGCCTTGCCGATGTCGTCGGCGAGTTTCTCTCCGGCGTCACTCGCGAGACCCAGGGAGACGAGAACGTTCAGGAGGCCAATGTCGAGTGCCATTTTGTCAGCCGTCCTTTCCTACGTCGTGTCGCACCGGGAGTTTCATCTCGCGGATCAAGTCGTTCAGACGAGTGCCGCGGCGCTCACGCTTCGCCGATTTGTCCCACGGCCGAGGGATGCGGACCGGGTCAGGTTGGCGGGCGCCCTTTTTCGAGTTCGCCAGGATGAACGCCCGGCGGAGACTGTCGACCATTTCGACCTGCAACGCGAGAAGTTCCCGCTCCTCCGACCACGACGTCTTCGTGGAACGCCAGAGGGCGGCCTCCGGCGGCAGCCATTCGAGAAGAGAAGAGAACCGGCGGAACCCCAGGGCGCCCGGGCCGTAGAGATCAGCGCCGAGGTCTCGGCCGTAGAAACGCTGCCAGTCCGCTTCGATCGCCGGGAAGTGCTCGCGGACGGTGTGCACCGTCCCGGCTATTTTCCCGCCGCGACCCCGTAGAGTTCGCCGATCCCTTCGACGATGACGAGCACGTCGGCGAGACTCGGGCGGTGAGACTTGAACTCTTCCCACTGATCGCCGAGGAGAAGTTTGATCGCGGTGAGCGCAGCGGCGGCGTCGCCAGCGGCTGCGGCTTCGGCGATCTCCCAGGGAAGTTCCACCGGAAGGGTCCAGTCCTTGTCGGCGAACCGAAGGACCGGGGCTTCGCTTTGCGCCTCTGCTCTTGCTGCTCGGGCTGCGTCCAGGTCGATGACGCGCCCCACGATCAACTACCTGCCGGTTCGAGGGCCGGGTCGTTCGTGATTAGGTAGTAGCCGGGCGTCGCCTCGTCGGTTGCGAGAACCGAAACGGTGAGCGGCAAGTCGGCCGCAGCGGTGCGGGCGATGGTTGTCTCGACTGACTCGGTCACCACGCAACGCGGGATGACGAGACGGTAGTCCTTGTCGCCGTCGGACCAGACTGCGACGAGCGCGCGCTCGTAAAGTTCGTCGGCCGCAGCGGGCGGGGTGTAGGTGTAGATGCCGCCGGACTCGGTGACTTCACCACCACCGAAGGCGAACACGACCGCAGCCTCGGACCACTCGCGAACCGTGAACGAGAGATCGAAGGACCGAGCGGTGACGACCTTGCGGACCGGCAGCAGCGACTGGAACGCCGCGATGTCGGTGATGTCGGCGCCGGACGAGAGGGAGATCCCGTCCTCGGAAAGGTAGCCGAGATCGACGAACGACGCGTTCAACG